TTATCAGTTTTTAGTTCCTGACTTTGGTACTTTCACAGGTGCTTTCCAAGTAACCAGTTTAGAGTATGCAGGTGAGTTCAACGGAGAAGTTACTTACAGTATGTCCTTTGAATCAGCAGGTGCTATAACATTCGCAACAGTCTAAGACTATGGCTTGGGAACAAGTTGAAATAAAAGCCAACAAAGGCTCTGTCATGGGCATGATGCAAGGAGATCAGTTAGATATTCCTAATATGCCTATTGGCAAGACTGTGAATGTAAATGGCAAAGATATTCAAGTTAAATCATCAATGTTAGATGAAAGAGACAATGTTTTAAAAATAACACTTGCAATGGCAAGTACAAAAAAGGAGAAGTCAGATGACAAACCCACTAAAGGGACAGATTAACTTAGATTTAGGTGATAAATCTTATAAAGCAAGGCTAACAGTAGACGCTATCATTCAGATAGAAGATGCAACTGGGTGCGGAATTATCAAATTAGCACAAAACATGTCTGAAGCTGACATAAAAATGAAAGATCTAATATCTGTTTTGACACCTGCATTGCGTGGTGGTGGCAACGATCTACAAGAAAATGATGTGAAAAAAATTGTAGGTGAAGTTGGCATTGTAGATAGTGCAAAAGCAGTAGCACAATTATTAACAAGTACATTAACTTCTAATTCAAGCGAAGCAGGAGAAGAAAACCAAAAAAAGGAGTAAAGGTTGATGACCACTTGCCAATTGAAAGATATATGCAGATATGTGTTGGTATGGTGGGTATGCAACCTACCGAGTTTTGGAACTGCTCAGTTATTGAAGTACATAATGCCATATTGGGATTTCAAGAATTTAACTGTCCCCCAACTGAAGAACCTATGACTTCTGAAGGACTTAAAGAACTAATGGAACTATACCCTGACTAATGGCTGACGTAGTAGATACACTAATTGTTGAACTCAAAGCAGAGACGAAACAACTGCGCACAGGTTTAAGTAATGTTGAAAAGCAATTAGGCAGAACTAATAAAGCTGTAGGAAGTACTTTAGTTGGTTTCAGGGGATTGGGTAAAGTATTTGCTGTATTAGGTATTGGTAAAATGGTTCAATCTACTGTTAGTACAGCAAGAACCTTTGAAGATTTAGAAGCTACCTTACGAGCAGTTACGGGTTCTGCGGCAAACGCATCAAAAGCATTTGATGTTGTAACTGAATTTACAAAAACCACACCTTTCCAGTTAGCAAATGTAACAGAATCATTTATTAAATTTTACCAAGCAGGTATAACGCCTACTGGTGAAACTTTAACTGCTTTTGGTAACTTAGCGGCAGGTATGGGTAAAGACATAACCCAATTAGCACAAGCAACATTTAACGCTACGACAGGCGAAATGGAAATGCTTAAACAGTTTGGTATTGTTGCAAGATTAGAAGGCGATAAAGTAAGAATGACCTTTGAGGGTCAAACTACAGTCATTGATAGAACTGGTAAAGCTATAGGTGATTTTATTGAAAATCTAGGAGCAACAAGGTTTCCTACAGCATTAGATGAAAGATTAAACACCTTATCAGGTTCATTCTCAAACTTAGGTGATAAAGCAAGTCTATTTATGAATGATATAGGTGAAGCAGGCTTAACGAAAGAACTTAGACAACTATCAGATTTGTTTCAGGATTTGATAGGTAGTGCAGGTGAAGGTGGATTAGCAGATGCTTTAGGTTTTGTTCTTGGTGGTGCAGTCAAAGTTTTAAGAGTTGGAGTGGAGAAATTAGATCAAGCTTTTAAATTTGTTAAAGAAAAAATAGATGCTGTAAATTTAGCATTGATGAACCTTGACAAGACAATACTTGAAACGGTTTTATCTTTCCAAAAAAGTTTTAATGAGAGTTTGTTTGGTAACTTATTTCAAGTTGACGAGCAAGCAACTATAGCCGAATTAAACGCTATCAAAGAAAGAATATTAAAAGCAACTGGTGGTGGAGAAATCATTCCTAAAGGTGGTGGTGAGGGTGGTGGAGATGGAGAAGATGAAGGTTCAATAGTTCCACCGTCTGCAGAAGATGGTGCAGAAAAAGTTGATCGTCTAGCAGAATCCTTTAAAGAGTTGCAACCAATAATAGCTGAAGCTACCAATCAATTTTCAACTGACTTCGTAGACTCTTTAATGGAAGGTGGCAAGGCTATAGATTCTTTTAAAAACCTATTTAAAGATATGGCAAAACAAATAATTGCATCAGCAATGCAAATGATGGTTATAAAACCCATAATGGATGCTATATTTGGTGCTATAGGATTGCCTGTCATAAGTGGCGGTGGTAAAGCAGGTGGCGGTACAGTACAAGCAAATGTTCCTGTAGTAGTGGGAGAAAGAGGTCCTGAAGTATTTGTACCCAATACAGGGGGAACAGTAATGAACAATATGAATAGTAAAAACGCTATGGGTGGGCAACCAATTGTTGTAAATCAATCTGTAAATTTTGCTACAGGTGTAGTTGGTACTGTAAGAGCAGAAGTAACAAAGATGATGCCACAAATAGCAGATGTAACTAAAGGTGCTGTAGCCGAAGCCGCGATGCGTGGCGGTAATTATAGAAAGGCTTTACAAGGTGGCTAAATTAATATCAATGCCGACAAGTCCTAACTTTGTTAGTAGCAATTGGACACTTGTAAGGACAGTAGGAACAACAACAAGTCCATTTACAGGCAAAACAAAGACACAAGAATTTGATGGTGTTTATTGGACTGCAGAAGTTACTTTACCGCGTATGCGAAGATCACAAGCTGTTGAATGGCAATCTTTTCTTTTAGAACTTAACGGCAATGTAAATCATTTTAAATTTGCTGACCCTGATGCACTTACAAACACAGGAACATACGACACAGCATTTCTAACATCTAATCATAGAACAAGTACAAATTCAGTAACGCTTTCTTTTAGTGGGTCAACCATAACAGCAGGTGCTTCTACTTTTGGTAGTGCAAAGGTAGGTGATTTTATAGTTGTAACGGGTGCAGTCAACGAAGAAAACAACGGAACACATAAGATAACATCAATATCTAGCAACACTGTGGTAGTTACTGATAGCACATTAACTACAGAATCAAGCACAGCAAGTTGCAAAGTAAGAACAAATGTTAAAGGTGCTACTGGATTATCGCTTCTAGCTTCCACAAACGGTGCTAGTGGAACGATTAAGAAGGGAGACTACTTGCAGATACAAGCTAACTCAAACACCACAGGAACGCCATCTCAGATAGTTATGGTTACTGAAGATGCAACAGCTACAACAGACAGTGGTAAAGATTTTTACGGGGTAGCTATTCAACCAAAGCTTAGATCAGACTTAGCAAACAGTAATTATGTTGTTTTCACAAACCCAAAAGGGGTATTCAGACTCATGTCAAATGAGGTGAGTTGGTCAGCAGACCGAATTTCAAATTATGGCATTAGTTTTTCATGTACTGAGGTAATTTAACATGGCAACTAGACAGGGATTAGATACATCTATCATTAATCGTCTAGGTGCAGATGAACAAGCCTTATTTTTTGCCGTCAAAGCTGAGTTTGATACTGACGATATTCTTGTTTGGTCAGGGACAGACGACCTCATTATCAATTCAGAAACATACACTGGCGCAGGCACACTTCTTAACATAAGTAACTCCGAAGATAATTTAGAATTAAAATCAAATGGTCTAGTTATTGGTTTATCAGGAATGGACACCACAGTTGTGAATTATGCACTTACTGAAAATTATCAAAATAGACCGATCACAGTTTTTCTTGGATATGTTATGGGTGGTACAAATGAAGTAGCAGGAACGCTTACACTTTTTAAAGGTAGAATGACAAGCCTTATCATAAATGATACCCCTGATGGTTCTACAGTTACGATAGATGCAGAAAATAGACTGGTAGATTTAGACAGACCGTCTAATTTTAGATACACAAAAGAGTCTCAAAATTATCTACATTCAGGCGACACTGGTTTTAACAGAGTAGCATCCATGCAAGATAAACAAATTAATTGGGGCAAAACCTCCGATACTGTTACAACATCAGAAGAAGATAATAGTGGCGAAACAAATATATCAGGCGGTAGGTAAATGAAGAAACTACCAAATTGGCAATCCATGTTTGATTCATTTGTTGAAAATAATGACTTTCCTTTTGAATGGGGAAAAAATGACTGTTGCAAGTTTAGTAACGCAATCATAAAACAAATAACAGGTCAGGATTTAATTCCTGAAGAATTAAAATGGCATGATGAAGAAAGTGCAATGAAAGCCATAGCATCATATGGTGGTGATTTAGAAACAAGCATAGAAAAAGCTTGCGAAGCAAAAGGCGTTGGAGAAATAGATAAAGCCTTTATGACCTGTGGCGATCTAGTTGTTTACAAACAAAATGATTCCCACCTTGTAGGTATGTGCAATGGCTTTGGAATTCTAACTCCTACAGATAACGGAATTAATGTCTTAGAAAATTCTTTAGCATTAAGAGTGTGGAGATTTGATTAATGGCTAAGGCAATAAAATCAGCCGTTACTGCAGCATTTATTGTTTTTGCTGTAGTTGCTACAGGTGGAGTACTTGCACCTGCAACATTTGCAGGTATGTCAGCTATAAGCATGGCGGCAGTAACCTTTGGTACAACTCTTTTATCAAGCGTGATTGGTGGAATGACATCAAAAGGTATGAATGCCACAAACTCAAATTTTGGTACTAAATTCGCTAATCGTGCCCCACTTGCTCCAAGACAAATTATTTATGGTAAATGTCGTGTCGGTGGAACTATAGTACATATTGAAACAACTGGTACTGATAATAATATTCTTCATATGGTAATTGCAGTTGCAGGACACGAAATAGAAGATATTACGCAAGTCAGACTTAATGATGTCAACACTACAACGACAACCTCAACAATATCAGGGTCTACTGTCCACACAGTTACAAATTCTGAGTTTACTAATACTGAAAATGAAAATGCCTTTGGTAGTGGCAGATTAGTTCGTTATTCATTTGAAAAAGGCGATCAAACAGCAGTCAACGGATTTATGGACGGTGAAGCTATATCTATGGGAACTAATGACAAGTTTTTAGGTGTTGCTTATGTATATATGCAGTTAGCTTTTGATGCAGAAAATTTTGGTGGTGGAGTTCCACAGGTTTCGTTTTTGGTGAAAGGTAAAAATATATATGACCCACGAACTGGTGCAAATGCAACTACGGATTTACAAAGATCAAACCCTGCACTAATTATTAGAGATTACTTAACAGATACACAGTATGGATTGAAAGCTAAATCATCAGAAATCAATGACACAACAAATGCAGGTGGCTTTGCTTCTGCGGCTAACACTTGTGATCAACAAGTAACTTTAGCTGACGGTTCATCTACAGAAAGAAGATACACCGCAAATGGTTTTACCAACTTCAGTGCAAATGGTAATGGAATTCTTGAAGGGTTATTAAGTTCTATGGCAGGCAAAATGTCGTATGTGAATGGACAGTTCACAGTCTTTGCAGGAGCAACACAAACACCAAGCCTTACAATAACTGACGATGAATTATTGCAACCAATTGCGGTATCAACAAATGCAACAGCAGGTGATCTATTTAATGCCGTTAAACCAATATATGTTGATGCAAGTCTTAACTTCACATCAACTGATGCTGAAGTTTACCAAGACACGACATTTCTCAACAATGACACACCTAGTGGAGAATCTACAGCAAATTATGTGAAACAAATGGAAACACAATTGCCATTTACAGTAACAGATACAATGGCACAAAGATTGGGAAGGATTGCTCTTGTAAGTCAAAGACAAACAGTATCGCTACAAGTTTTAGTAAGTTTACAATTTATGCGATTGCAACCTAATGACTGGGTGTATCTTACAAACGATAGATTGAATTATAGTCAAAAAACTTTTGAGGTCTTGTCAACCAACATGGAAGTTATACAGGATGGTGATGTGCCAACAATTGCTACAAGGCTTGAGTTGAAAGAGATAGAAGCATCTGTATTTAATTTTGCAAGCAATGACTACACAACAGGTCAAGCAGAGGGTGGAGATGTATCAACAGGTACTTATGCTGTTAGCCCACCATCTAACCTTTCTCTTTCTCAGCAAAACAATATAGACGGCACAACAAGCAAGGTTGAGATTCTTGCTAACTGGACAAACAACACAAGTGAAAAGGTAACACTTACAGAGATTGCTTATAAATTAAGCACAGACAGTAACTACACATCTGACTTTACGGTGGGCAAAAGAGTTACAAGGGCCGCAATACCAAATGTTGTGGTTGGCAAAACATATAATGTAAGAATAAGGCACATAGACCTTAATGGAGTGACCAGTACTTATACCAATGCAGTAGATATTACTATAGGTGTAGCATCATCAGCACCATCAACGCCTGCAAGTTTAGCTGTAACAACAGGAAGGCTAAATATGTTGTTATCTTGGACCAACCCAAATGCAACAGACTTTAGGGCAGTTAAGGTATATAGAAAAACAGCCAACAGCACACCAACAGACGATACGGACTTGGTAGACACTATAGGTGGAGAGCCTAATAAAATATCTACAACATTGTTTGGAGATCAAGATGGCTTAACAGCAGGCACAACTTATTACTTTTGGGTAAGGGCAGTCAATCACTCAGATCAACATTCAGCATTTAGTAGCTCAGTAGCAGGCAACTTTATCAAAGCCGTTCCTGATGGGACTATAGATACATTACAACTTGCAGCAAATGCCGT